CCAACTCACCCACTGCCAGAGGCTCAAACAGAAGGAGGCGAAGGCGGAGGTTGCCCGCCAGAGCCACCCGCGGCTTTCTGAATCACGGTCACGATCCGTTGAGCGGTCTGGTCGTCGATCAACAGGCGGACGCCGCTTTGTTTCGCGAGGTCCCGATATAACATCCACACGTTGCTCAGCGCTAGCAGCAGCAGCAGAATCGTCTGGAAGCTGGGCATGAGTTTGCCCAGCAAGGCCACCAACAACAGAACCAGGTTGTCCGCCGCCGGGCCGCTGGGGCTTAGGGGAGGGCTCACCGGCGGCGGCACCTGGAAAGGGATGGTTGGCTCCGGCAGGGGAGATGGAGGTGGCGCCGGAGGGCGCCAATCAGCCGTCTGCCCGGTAGCATCGGCCTGGCCAATCGCTTGTCGCGCCAGTGTCCGTTCACGTTGGGCCTTCCATGCGCGGTACTGCGGCGCCACCTTGCGCGTATACTCGCGGATCGCCGCGCGAATTTCCGCATCTAACTTCTCTGGCTCAAGATACCCCTGCCGAAGATAGACTACTGTTGCCGGATCGCCGAACGACCGATTCAGCGGCGGCTGAACAATCAACGTAGGGAATCTCGTCGGCCGTACGTTCTTCCACCTCCAGGCCTGCGACTGGTCCTCAATCTGGACGACCTGCCAATGTGCCCACGATTCTTTCGGCTCTTTGATGTTCACCCACGGCTTAAGATGCGCGCTATTGGCAAAGTCGAATCGCATCTTCTCGCACCACTGGCAGCCCCGCGTCACGACCAGCGTAAAGAACCACTTGTGACTGTCGTCAGCCGGAGGCGCGACAGCTTCAACAAAGGCCTCCGTCTCGGCTTCATCGCCGCCACGTAAGCCACCAACCCGCTCCACCATTGCACCGCGGCGCAAAATCTCAGCGACCGCAGACAGCGGAACATCGCGACCATCAACTTGCGAAACGCAACACAGGCCAATAACGAAAGCAAGAAACGTGTTCATGGGTACTCCATCAGTCAATTCCACCAAGCCACAATCCGCGGCGGCGGTGGCGCAGGCGGCTCATCGGGAATCACCACCCATGGGCCACTGGCCATGTGCAGCCGCCGAAACTCATCCTCTGTGTACTCATCGATCTTCCAAGTCGAATTGTTGTTGCAGACCTTCCAGGGACGCGGGCTGGACGGGTCGTAGCCGTAGAGCGTCTGGAAGTGAGCGCGTCCTGCGCCAATTGCGGCGAATCGTCCAGTCTGAGCAGCCCACAACATCCACGGCCGCGTGTCCTCGTACCTCGTGCCCGTGACGTTGTACAGCTTCATCCCGCGCTCGCGCGCATACTTCGCTACACGCCCTGGCCACGACCCGCCACGCTGTGCCGGCCCATACTCTGTGTCCCAGAGGACATAGGTCCAAGCGGGCAGGTTGTTCCACATGCCCACCATGCCGATGCTGCATTGGACGCACGACCCGTCGGGGTTGCGAAACCACGCCCGATACTCGGGCGGCAGGTCCATGCTGGCAGGATGCTCGGCAAACACTGCCCCTGGGATCAGGCAGCACGAACATGCCACCACTACGAGCCATGCGGTTTGGCCAAGCACGCGAAGTGCATGGCCACTCGCACAATAGAGACGACCGCCTCTGGCGGTGGCGCACAGCCATGCGACACTGCGCACACAGACGCCAGCTCGTCGATCACGGCATCCGTCAATTCTTCGAGCGTCTGCCATGTGGGCCTTGCGCTCCATGGAGGATTGCACAATAAGTCGCGAATAGCCACAACAGTGGCTGGCAACGCAGCCGCGAATTGCGAAGAGTCGCGGCTGCGCGCCAGTTCGCAGATAGCCTCAACACAGCGCCTCATTGGCTCAACAGCACGCGCACTGTAGCTGCTCCACTGGCCGCAGCTTGGATTGCCTTGCCAACGAACTTGTTTGCGCCGCCACCATCGGAGGTCACTGCGACGTTGTTGGTGTCGTCCCAGTAAACCTTGGCGCCAGCCGCAAACGTAGTTGCGCCGACTTTGGCAAGGTCAAACACGCCAACAACCGCGAGAGCGCCAAGCTGGTTGGCTTCAATCGCACGGGTCGCGATACCGACCAAGTCACCTTGCACGACCACTGTGCCTGCCGCGACAGCAGCAGTCGGCTTATAGTCGACATACGAGCCATGAGACACAGTCTTCGCTTCAGCCATTGTATGCTCCTATTGCTTTGTGAGTAGCCAGCATTCAATCACGCAGCGCCTTTGCTCTTGACGCCGGCGCGATATTCAGCTAGTGCTGCTCCGAAATCCCAGTACACGCGATACGTAACGCCCAGCCTGTTCGGCTCAGCATCAACGCCCCAGAACTCCACAGTCGGCACCTGCACGCCGTTGAGATAGGCAATCTCAAAGCACGGCAGCACGGCGGGGTCAGCAATCAGGTACCACGCTGTTGCCGACCCGCCGATCGTGCTGTTGTTCAGATACGGCGACACAGCCACATTGAACGCACCGCGCCAGATATTCTCGCCCGGCTCAATAGCGCGAGAGCTGCCAGTGCCAACGGCGATGTAGGTTTGCGCCGACATCAGCCGCTTGGCGGTGATCTCCAGAGAGCTTGGCACCAGCAAGATGCGCGGCTCAATCAGCAGCGGCAAGCCACTCGGGTCGGTCTGGTCCCGGAACTTCTGCACTGCGACAGCCAAACTGTCAGCGCTCAGCGCCGAAGACGCACCGTCGAAGTAGTTGCCGTTAGCAGTCGTAAAGAACGAGCTGCCGCTGCCGGTGCCATTGATCAGCGAGAACAGGGCTTTCTCTCGCGCGACCACAGCTTTTTGCGCGAGCATCGTAGCCGCGCGAGTCAGAGCGCCAAGATCATCGTTGATGATGTCTTGCCGCGTCACCGACAAGATAGCACCGCGAGTCAAGACCTGCCGAGTATAGCTCTCCTCGCCAAGAGCAAGATGCTTCAGCTCGCCATCAGGGGCGACTGGTTGCAGCTCGCCAGTAATCGCAAGGCTGAAAACCGTATGCGAATGAAAGTTGGTGTGGCTCACCGACGCCGAGATTGTGGGCGCGACGGCTGGAGCCACCTCAAAAGCAGCGGCCAATGCCTTGTTGGCGACGGCTCCAACAATGCCCGATAGCTCATTCAGCGAGAACGCAGCCTTGATCCATTTGGCCGAACCGGGTGTCCCGTCAAGGTCAACGCCATGGCTGGCAGCGATCTGCTGAGCAATCCATTGGATTCCGCGGCTGCGGTATTTGTCAGCCTGCTCGCACACGTTTTCGCCGTACGCGCGAACGACGGCGCGTTCAGGCACCCCATACTTCAAGCAAGCAGCCGCCGCCAGTACTTGCGTGCAATCTTCTGGCGCTTTGGACTGGACGGGAGGACTGGCCGGCCGGCTGGCCCTGACGACGGCAAGAGCTGTTTTTCGCACGTCCCACTGCTCCTCGATAGCCTTGGCCTCAATGTCTGGATGCCGACCAGCGCACACCTTGCGAATCGCAAGAATGCGCTCCGCCTCAGCCGCTGTATCAGTGTCGGGCTGAGTATTCGGCTGCGCAGCCTCAACAAGTTGCGTAGTGTCCTCGACGGCCGAGTCCACTTCTTTGTGATCGATCATACCGATCTCCTTTCGTGTAGAATCAGACGCAGCCACACTCGCACTCGTTGTTTGGTCTGCGCCAAGGTCAACAAAGCTGATCTCACCAAGCGTCGAACGACGCACAACATTCAATGGCCCGGCAAGCTGCCGGCCATTAACAACCACCGTCTGGTTTTCTTTTATGAACTCATGCTCGTCAACAGATGCACCAATCGAGGCCTGCCAAGGGAAGCCATTGCGAGCACTCGTGACAACCTCTCGCGCGGCTTCCGTCCCACGCGACACTACGCCAGTTGCCACCAGCCGCCCATCTTCGATGCGAATCGAGTCGGTATGGCCAACGCCGTGCATGGCGTCGTGTCCCATCCGGATGGGCCGATTTTGCGACGGAATGGACATCCCATCCAGGTCCACCACTACCGGATGCCTCCATCCAGCAAGGCGCATCGGCGCGCCGCTATAGGCCACCATCGAGAACCGTGGAAGCTGCGGCTTGCCATCTGCGGCCAGTGCTGGATTGCTCTCTGCCGCCTCGATGGTAATCGCGCCTGGCTCGCATACTAAGCTCAAATGCGATTGCATCGTGTCCATCTGGTCTGACATGCGCTGCTCCATGAATTAGTCAGCACCAACGTCAGGCTTCCTCTTCGTTATCGACATCGTCCTCTTCTGACGTGCCGTCATTTTGTGTCATTGATGCCCCTACAGCAGCGACCTCAAGACCAAGCTCACGCATCAAAGCGACCTCCTTGGCCCGCTGCCGCAGAGCCTCTTCCCAGTCTCGACCCTGCCTTGCGTATTCGTAGGCAAGCGTCGTTGTGTGGCTTGCCAGTCTCATAGCCTGAGCGCGCGCTTCTTTTGCGGGGTCCACATGCTCCCCGCCATCCCAGAACCACTGGTGCTGCCATTCAGGCATCGGGCCGACATCGTCTGGCCACAAGTCTTCGATCAGCACTGCCTCGTCCAGCCAAGCTGTGAGGATGCGATCCAGGACGACGCTCTCTAGATGCGACTGCTCGACGCGGATCGCCTTAAAATAGGTTTGATGATCCAAC